AATATATACCCCCTAATACACCCAATCCCAGTGGAAGTTGGGTAGAATTTGGCAACAGAAACATGATTGGGGCGGGCGGGGGGCATTCTGGTTGGGATGTTTCATTTGATTCCACAGGTGACCGCGTTGCTTCAGGGTTGAAATTTAATGTTACGACCGCCGTCACGACCAACTCCACGACCGTCGGACATGGGTCCGTGTATATTTATTCCCTTGAAGGAGTGGGCGGTGGCTGGGATCAGTTGGGTGGTGACCTATCGGGGGCGGTTACTGGTGATAAAGTTGGATGGGCAGTATCGTTAAATGCCTCCGGTGATAAAGTAGCCTATGGTATACCAGGAAAAGACACGAAGAGGGGAGGTGGGGCGGTATATAATTTTAGCGGTGGAATTTGGAATAGAATGGGTGAAGTAATTACTCGTACTGGCGGCGCTGATAATGATGAAATGGGATGGTCTGTCTCATTAGATTCTTCAGGCAATACACTCGCAATTGGTTGTCCAGGGGGTGATTCCAACGGTTTAGTTCAAGTTTATAATTTATCGGGAACTAGTTGGGAGCAATGCGGAAGCGACATAATAGACGCTGGTGGCGCCAACGGTGATAATTTTGGATGGGCTGTCTCATTAAACGGTGCTGGTAGCAAACTCGCTATAGGATATCCCAACAAACCAATTGTAGATACACATTCAACGAATATTAATACTTCTATACGCGGAGGAGTGACAGTATATGAAAACCTTTCGGGGGGCGGATCTTGTAATTGGGTAAAAACTGGAGTGAACGAAAATATGACTGGCTATGTAGATAATGATCTGATTGGTTACTCTGTTTCTTTAGATGAGGCAGGCAATACTGTTGCCGTTGGGGTTCCGCATATTTCTGATCAAGTGGGTTTTATAAGAGTTTATGAATTTTTAAATAAACCTTTAGGTCCCGACTATGTTCCAGATATTGTTTCTCATAAAAAACGTATTCCCGATCCAGATAAAAATATATTTAAATTTACAAAAAATGTTCCTCAGGATTACTTTGTTCCTAATCTGGAAGTTGAATATATATTTTTGGATAACATAGAGCGTAAAAAATTCGTATTAGAAAATGTCAGTCAGACATTTACCTTTAATAAAAAACTTACTTTCAAAAATTTAACGGGTAATCAAAAATTATATATTAATGAGTTTCATCCTGTAAAATCATTGTCTATTATTAGTAAAAGAAACGATCTTCATAACACAAATGAATGGAGTAATTTTTCCAATAATGATTATAAACATCAAGATACTAGAAATCTTCAAAATTATTTTACAAACCTGGCCCACAAAGAATCTATAGATTATGGGAATGGTAATACGGATTTAATAAAAAACTTAGGAACATTTACTCGCACGGACAATCCGTTTAATTGTATTATTAAAAAAGGGAGACTCACTGATATTTCAGGGGATATAGTAAAATTAACTGGTTTAGATTTTCTAACCTCTAAACCAGCCCTGTCATTAACAAATTCACAGGGTAATACATATAATATTGCGTATGACCTATTATTAAAATATTTATTAGTGGTAAACGGTGGTGAAAATTATATTAAAAATCCTAAAATTATAGCTCCTGATAATAGAATTATTAATTCAACTACGCGTCTTCATAATGGTAAAATACAATCAATTCAACTCCGTGACAACTTAGTATATACTGACTATACCGAATTTACAGTAGAACCACAATTATATTGTAGTAGTATTAATGTTAATAAGGGGGGAAATAATTATAAGACACTTCCTGATATTTATATCAAAGATGGATCTCGATATAATAAATTAGAGTGTACGGGTTCAATTAAAAAGGGCGCCATTCATGACTGTAGATTAATGGATAATTATATTGTCTCGCAAAAAGATGATATAGTAGTCGGAGGAAAACTAAAAAATATTAGTTTTTTATCAGACCACGTAGTGCCTGATGATTTAAGTATTAAATTCTATGATCCATACAATAAAATAGTTGAACCCTCTATTATAATTGAGGAGGGGAACCTCAAAATAAAGGAGAGTGGTTGCGGATTATCCCAATATACAAAGGTTTGTGTTGGTAAAATAATTTCTAAAATTAATATTCCCAAGGATTTTAAATTAAAGGAAAATATATTTGATTATGAAATTGTTCCAATTTTTTATCCCAATAGTAGTAAAAATATTAATACCCATATGAGAAATACTAAAAATCCCCAATTAGATATCAACTACGCACCTATTAATAAATATAATTTAGATTACAAATTATTCTTCAATGAAACATATAATATAGATGGAAATATTATTAATTTTAACAAATGTATTGCCAATAAACGCTTGGGGATTAATATGGATTATAGCAATATACCACCGAGTTTACGTATCAGAGATTTATATTTGACATTTTATACGGTTTATGGTCCCCGTATAATTAATTTGGGCAATATAACAAATATTACCGATGTATCTATACGAATTATACACAATTTAAAATATGATGTTACTAATAAATTTAAAGATTTTGAGATTAAAAGTATTAAATGTGGGGGACTTAACCATAATTATATTATGATTAATCCGCATAAATCCTTCTCGGAGACTGATATTAAAAATAACGATATGCTAACTCTATATATAAATGAGATAGAAATTACAACAACAACCGTTAAGAAGTGTGGGGATATTTTAATTGGTTTAGATAACAATACCCCTAATTTTAAAAATATTAAAAATTACAACAATGTCCTATTATTTGGTAATTTTACTAATAAAATGTATGGATTGGAATTTGGGAAAACTATTTCAACAATAGAATTACATAATGTAGATAACATTGATGGGATATCGGTTTCAAATAACACGAATTTCAGTATAAATTTAAATGAATTGAAACATAAAATAATTAAACATGATTGTTCTAAACTATTAGACGGTATTGAATATGATTATGGCGGTGGGAGACAGCAATTAAACAATTATGTTACATATGAAATTATTAATGGGTTTTTGAATAGTATTAAATTCAACGAAAATTACTATTTATCTGATAATGTTTGGGGAGGCTATACGAAAGCACCCACATTTATTTTAAAAAATACTGCTCAACGAAATGGGCGGCGACAGGTAAGAGATAAACTACATTTAGAAATGCCTCTTTTATTAGATGATTTAAATGATGATAATTTCCAAGATGCTTTAGTGGAAGGTGTTCTTGATTATGGAGGTGTAAATTTCAAAGGTAAAATAGTAGACAATAACGGGGGTTTTGATGGACATATTAAATTAGACAAAGTTAGCAATAATAATTATAATATAAACTTTATAAACCCTGGTTATAATTACGACGAGGGATTGTTATGTACATTGATTAGTTATAGAATAGTTGATAATACAATCTACGACTTGAATATATTGGAGCAATATGATGTTAAAATAAATGTAGTAGGTCAAATAGATTTTAATAATAGGGTTTTATGGAAGAATGGTAATCCGGTATCAAATATTGAAATAATTTGGGATAAATCCACAAAAGGCATGGCATCTCACGTATATAATCCTAATCATAATATTGACACCCAGTATAAATTAATATTAGGTAATATACCTTGTAATCATATAATGGTTATGGATTATGGGACAGGGTTTGATACAGATACAGGCGAAATCGCCTATAAAACTTCAGGCAAAGAACAATTATTCAAAATGAATTTTAATTATTTCACGCAAATAAAAAAAGGTGGTATCCATAGTATATCTATAGATAATCCTGAAATAAATGGGTTTAAAATTCCATTACTAGGATTTGCTATAAATAATAACAAACTCACTACATGTAAGCAGGAATTTATGATTGAAACCGCTAAACAGTTAACGGGATTTAAAATTATAGATAAGGGTTACAATCTTAATAATGATAGCAAATTATATAATGGTTTTGTAACTAAATTACCGAATATTGAAACGGCGACGGCTGATTCTGTTTATTTTACATCAGATACGGAAAACTACTTACTTAATATTAGAGACGATAGATTAGAATTTAACGACGAGAATAAATTCACGGTTACTAACAGCAATTATAATTATTCACTGTTAGATTACGCTAATATTAAAATAGATAATAAAACTAAAAATAATACTATCGGTATAAAAACCTACTTACCACACTTATCTGAAATAAAACAAACGGATAAAACTACTAACACTATTATTGTAGAGTTAGAGGACATGCTGCCTATATTCACTGGGCAAAGTGAAGTGTTTTTTTCAACAGATATTGCGGATATAAATATTGTATACCCTGGCAATGAATTAGATAATAATTATAGTATGTATAAATTACTTTTAAAAAATGCTAATAATGAAATTATTAATGTAAATAATAATATATTAGTGGAATTTGAGGGTTATAATACCGATATAAAAAATAATTTTTTTGATATAGAAATTGAGGGAGATGGCGGCGGTAAAGGCGCTTTAATAGAGCCTTTTTTTAAGGAAAGTAGTGGCGCAACAATTTTATCCATAATGGCGATTAATGAAAGTAAACTTGAAAATAATTTATCCGAATACGATGGCAACGATTTAAATTTAAATATTGATAATTTAAGTAATAATACAGAATTGCGGCATTTATCGCAGAACATTTATGGATGGGAAGGTATTGACCGCGGTCAACTGATTAGTCAGCAAGATACAATTGACTTGGACAGTATACGTAAATTTATGGATACTTGGAGATATAGACAAATCAGTGATATACCTATTCTTAATAAAAATAATTACGACTTTTATAGATCAAGCAATGCTATTAAAAAAATGGGTTTAAGTATTGATTTCAAGGAACGTGAGCCTATTAGAGATATAGATTATTATAGATATTTAGAGAAATATTTTACAATGAGAAATCCAGTGGACAGTGACATTGTTCTGTATAGTTTTTGTTTAGATAATAACCGATTACAACCCAATGGGAATATAAATCTTAGTAGTTTAGATAACTTATGTGTAGATTTAGAATTAAAGAATCCCCAGAAAGATACACAAGGGAAGGAGAATTATAAATATAATGTTTCCGTTTTTCTAAAATGCTACAATGTTATTGATTACATTAATGGAGCAGGGGGTCTGAAATATGGTAACTGAGTAAAATATTATATAAAATTATAATATATAATGTTTTGTAGTAATATAGGCTTGTTAGCACTCATATTTATAATAGCAAAAATATTCATACTTTTTACAATCACGCTATCATATAGTAAAGCACAAAAGGATTTAAATAATTCATTGGATGAAAAACAACAAGATGCATATAAAAAAATCATCAGCGAGAGACGCCGTATATATATAATAGGATATATCATCGGAATTACCCTTTCAGTTTTTACGATATTACTGAATTTGTTTATTTTTAAACAAAATAGAACGGCGGTGCGATGTTTATCCGTTATTATAGTAAGTTTAACCTCCTATTTCTTTTATATTTTATATCCTAAATCTCAGTATATGATACAGGTAATTGAAACAAAAGAACAAATTAATAATTGGTTGAGTATATACAAGTCCATGCAATTTAAGTTTCATACTAGTTTCTTATTAGGTATTATTGCTGCTGGATTGGGCCATTATTCATTTTGTTAGAAATATAAATTGATTTTATATCCTGCTTAAATTTAAATATTAAAATTTATATCTATATAGTAATTAGTATGACTGGTGGGCAATTACAACTAAACTCGTATAAGGGTAATAGAAGTTTTTTAAATAAAGGGGCACCTTTAACAAGTTTCTTTAAAAAAGTTTTTTATCAATATAATAATTATGCCAAAATCTTATATACAATTGATATAAAACAAGAAGTAAATAATACACGGCAAAATTTCAGTACAATAAGTAAATATAATTTAAAAATACCTAAAAATGGTGATTTGGTTAAGGAGTTTTATATTCAGGTTACATTACCAGAAATTAACTACAATACCGCCACATTCTGCGGTGTAAAATGGATAAAAGACCTCCAATTTAAACTTATAAAAAATTTAAAATTTAAAATAGGAGGTCAGACTATTCAGGAATTTGATTCCGAGGCCCTGTATTTTTATTATACTTTACTGCTTAAAAAGGAACAAAAGGGGCTACTTAATTATATTTCTAATCAAAAATATATTGATTCTGCTAATATAGGTAAGGGTTATTTATCCGAAACTAAGTTAACAATTCCAATACCAGTTTGGTTTTCAGATATTCCATTCCCAATAGTTTGTTTAGAATATATGGATTTGGAAATTGAATTAGAACTAAATTCAATATATGATTTACTGTTAGTTAGAGATTATAATTTAACACCATTCCCCGTCTCAACCGGACTTATTAACATTAATACTAAACCCTGGAGAAAGTTACAATTACATGAACACGAAACATCGAATTTAATTACAAAAAAATTTAAATTATACCCAGAGGCAAAAATTAATTATATATTTTTAGAAAACAAAGAATTGATGAACTACTTTACATATGAAAATAAGTATCTTATAGAAAATTATCGCAAAACCCATTTAAGTGATATAAAATCGGCACGCGGGTACTCTGCTAAAAATAAAATTTTAAAATATAAGTATGAAACTATTGGGTGTTCGCGAGATTTAATTATTGCTATCCGGCAAAAGGTTAATAGTTCTAAATTTAATCAGCACTTTAATTTTACTAATTTAGATAATATAGAAAAACAAAACTATAATTTACATCAAAATTTTTTTTTAAAAACTGTCATAAATCAATATAAGGCAAGTAGTACCGGTGAAAATGTTTTAACTTATTTAGATGATTTTACCATTGACGATAAAAATACCAATAAGGATATATCTGGTACCAAATACACTCAATTATATGCGGAGGTTGGTAAAATTAATCCATCTCCCAACAATATAGCGATCAGTCACGACGAGGCCTTTAGAAGCGGTGATATTGAAAGTTTGCGCGAACAGTGGAATTTTAGACATGTTGATGTCTCAGAAAATATGATTCCCATAATAGATAATAATTTCAGAAAAGATATTATAGAGGAACTTCAAGTTAAATTTAATAATATAGAGCGCATAGAGTTCAAAGATAAAAGTTATTTTCAAGAATTAGAATTTTTTAAAAATTATCCTTCTAGTAATAACAACTCAATTTATGTAATCAATTTTTCTTTGTTTCCAGATAAAAAAAAACCATCAGGTCAATGTAATTTTAGCCATATTCAAAAAGTCCATATAGACTTTAAATTAAATTTAAAAGCGACAGAAGATTACGAGTTATTACTCTACAATAGATACTATAATATTTTAGAGTTAGCGGCGGGGTCAGCGAAACTAATTTATTTTAAATAAACACTATATGGGTTTTAATAAATATATTGATACTATATATAGAACATGGACATTATGAAGTATTTAGTTGAATTTGTTGGCACATTTATATTTTTATCTGTAATTCTCACTCAAGGAAAACCTATTCCCATCGCAATAGCATTATTAGCGGTTATTTATTTTGGCGGTGCCATTAGCGGTGGTCACTTCAACCCCGCCGTATCAGTTATGATGTTTTTCAAAAAGGCGATAGCAACAATTGATCTCCCCTTCTACATCATCGCACAAGTTCTTGGCGGATTATTGGCGTTACAGTTCTTTAATTTCACCTCAGCCCCCATTACCCCCCCAATTGTAGTTTAATTGACTAAACAATATATATATTTTTTAATTTAAATAAATATATATTATAATAGATTTATTGATGACCGGGTCGCTTTTACAACTTGTGGCAATAGGAAATGAAGATTATTTTTTTATTGGTAACCCTCAAATATCTTTTTTTAAACGCGTATATTTAAAACATACTAATTTTTCAATTGAGCGCATGGAAATATACAATGAAGGGCGCCAACAGTTTAAAGATAACAAAACATATACCTTTAATATTAATCCCGAATACGGCGACTTACTTTATTATACCGCATTTCATATAAAATTACCCGAAATATATTCAGATACCGATTTTCAGTTTAGATGGATTAAAAATTTAGGGGATAATATTATTGACGAATGTTCAATATATATAAATGATACTTTATTAGAAAAAATAGAAAATCCATTCTTACATGTTAGTAATTCCCTCCATCTTAATAATAATTCCAAAAATATTTATAATAAATTAACTAAAAATATAAATGATTTGTATAATCCAGGTCATAATGGCGAATACCCATATTCAAGTAGTAATAAGAATTATAATACAAGTCCTGACAACTATCTATTATTAAATAAACATTATTCCGAATTACCATCAATAGATAAACAAACACTATATATACCACTTGCGTTTTTTTTAAATAGAATTAAGGAGTTTTTTATACCACTGGTATTATTGAGAAACTCAACTATTAAAATAGAGGTTAAATTACGCTCTATACATGATTTATATACAATCGGATATCCTAATTCGTCGTCATCTTATGGATATACGAATGATTATTATTTACACCAAAATTTCGCACAAAATTCTAGAAAAACTATTACTGATTTTGTTAAAAATAAAAATTATTTTTTAGATTGCGATATTAAACTATACACTTATATAATATTTCTAGAAGCCCAAGAGCGGCAACTTTTATCTAAAAACACATTAAATAATCTAGTTACTATACCTAAAAAATACAATTTTATCGGACTTACTGGTTCTAAATTAATAACACTTAAAAATAAAGACCTTATAGATAAAATATTTATTATTCCGAGAAGAGACGACATTAAAGAAAGGAATCAATGGTTAAATAGTTCAATATATGATTATGATATATTTGATATTAAGGAACTTTTGAATGAAACTGATAATTCCAAATTAGCAAACTATTGGTATTATCGCAGACCCCTTGAAATTCCTAAAATAACTAAAGATAATTTAGATTATTTTGAGACACCCTACATAATAAAAAAATTAACAGTAAAGTTAAACGGTGATATATTAGATGAATTAGATGATCCACATTTTTTATATAATAGTAATAAGTTTGAGTCTTTTACCAATAACTATCTCCGCGATATAATTATCTATAAATTCGCAGAGTTCCCGTTAGAATATCAACCTTCCGGTCATTTCAATTTGAATAGTGTTAACCGATTTGAATTAGAATTGGAGTTCGCGGATAACAAAAAGGATATAAAACCATATAATTTTGATGTAGATATAATTTTAATGACCTTTAAAAATATTATATTTAGTAAAGATAGCGTTTCAATAGTTTAATAATAGTAACATTATGGTTTCTGATTATTTAACGATGATATGTATATACTTTACTAAATTTGATATAATTAAATTTAATATTTTAAATATTAAAATGCTAAATTCAATTAAAAGTAATGTCAATGAAGCGGGTATTGATGAGGCAGGGAGAGGTTGTTTAATGGGTCCAGTATGTACCGCGGCAGTTATTTTACCTGATAATTTTTCGACCGAAACATATTTAGAAATAAAGGATTCAAAAAAACTTTCAGGGAAAAAGCGCGAGGCTTTGCGAAAATATATAGAGGATGTTGCCATATCATGGGCGGTGGATTTTGCGTATCCTAGTGAAATAGATAAGTATAATATTCTCAATGCCACCCTGCGTTCCATGCATCGTGTAGTTGAAAAATTACACGTCATGCCGCAACACTTAGCGGTAGACGGGAATAGATTTCTTACGGCGCATAGTTTCCCTCCAACAGATAACGAGGATGAGGCAATATCGTTTACTCTTATAAAGGGTGGGGACGATAAATATAGAAATATTGCGGCGGCGTCAATACTTGCTAAAACCAATAGAGACGAATATGTTAATAAATTAATTGAGGAAACGCCTGGGTTTAAAAAATATGGATGGGAAACAAATATGGGATATGGAACTAAAAAACATATGGAAGGTATTCACAAATATGGCATTACGCAATATCATCGCTTATCATTTAAACCTTGTCAAATTTAAAAATTAAAATAAATATATATATTAATAGTTATGTTTTCTAGCTTACGTACAGGTATTCCTGATTTTAATATTAGAAATTCTATGAACACTATTAGAGAAAAAGCATCACCTCATATAGAAACAGTCAAATATACGTATGACAGTCATACAGAAAAAATAAAGACCTACATAGATAAAAATAAAAAGAGAATCATGATTGTATTAGTGATTTTTTTTATAACAGTGATATATTTTGTAATATTTTTCAGAAGAGTTCCTAGATTTTTAGCCAGAATGAACAAAAATTATTCTGCGTGTAAGATAACATCTATACAGTATAATAAAAAGATTATGGATGGGAATTATAAATTAAATGATTTTTATATAGCATCCTCTTATAAATCATATTTACCATGTACTAATTATATGGATTACGCGTCAATAGATTCAATTCAGCGTATATTATTTTATGGTGGACGACATATTGATATTGATATAATGAATTATGGGTTTGGGTGTAATAACCTGGTTGTTTGCGCCGGAAGAGAAAAAGGTAATTGGCATTATACGACTTCATTACAATTAGAAAAAACTTTAGAGTTTATTTCTAAATATGCTTTTGGGAAGGAGGTTCCTAATGGAGGGGATCCGTTATTTTTGAGTTTAAATTTTAATACATGGTATAACAACGACGCCTTTGATGAATGTGCCGCCCTTATTAAAAAATTTTTTCTTAGAAAATTATTACCGATTGAATATGGATATAAGGGTCGTCAGAGTAAAATTAATATATGCTCCATACCAATTAAAAATATCCTAGATAAAATAGTTATCATATGTAATGATAATGTTGAAAATACTGATATGGACGAATTAGTTAATATGGGAAGTTCTGATTATGGGAATATAAGAACTGTCACCCACAAAGAAATTTTAGATTGTAAAGATATTAAGGAATTTAGAGAATTTAATAAGACTTATATGACTAAAGTAGTGCCATCGTTTGAAGGGAGAATGAAACGTAATTATAATTATCTTTTACCATTTTATTTAGGTTGCCAATTTATATGTATGAATTATACTGAACCAGACCAATGGATGAAATTATACGTAAATACGTTTAGCGAATACAGTTTTGTCCTGAAACCATATAAATTAAGACATCAATCAGATAAAGTAAAGACGCCATTTTCAAATTCATATTAATTAATATATATATAAACAGAAGTAATATATTTATATTATATAATGAAAGATCTCGTTAGTTATCTTGGTAAATTCACCACAATGTCCCTTGGTTATAAAACATCGCTATACGCGTCAGATTATATCCTGTCGTTATATAATCAGAAATATAAAACGCTCAGTAGTTCAAATAAACACTACGTCGTGACAAATCTTAATAAATCCGCAGTAATGTTATATATTTTTATAGCATTTATAAGGATTTTTTATAATAATCCGGAGTATGTATTTAATACTTCAATCGGTGTTAGTAATGCGTCACAGCATAAATGGAAAATGTTGACAATGTTATACGCGTGTACTGATTTTGTTGGTTTAATAAATGCCGAAAAAATGCCGTTGAGCACTAAAGTTCATCATTATGGGGTAGTAATAGCACTGGGTATTGTTTTATTATCAGATTTTAGCGGAGCAAGTATATCAAAATCTATGGTAATATATGGAGCCTTCAGTTCTGCTGCGGGTATTGTTAATACCTATTTGGGTTCAAGAAAAATATCGGACAAAAAAGGTCTGTTAATAAGAATTCTTAAAAAACTTGGACTTATCAGTTATATTATGGCTTGTTCCGCTAATTGGAGTTGGCAATTTAAATATTTACTTGTATACCTGAGGCAACCAGACAAATTCACAGTGGTGTTGAAATTTTTATTAAACTCTGGATTACTATATTCATGGATAAATGACGATTTAAAATTAATGAGACATTTAATGACTAATTAAAAAAATTTGATAAATTAAATATTATTATTTAGATTAATTAAATAATGAGAGTTAAAATTACTATTACATACAGTGAGGCACTTTTAAAAAAGATAGCAAAAATAAAACAGAAAAGACAATATAAAAAATATTCGGAATTAAATTTTGACGTAAAAAACCCAATTAAACAAACAAATATTAATTTTAAATTAATTGATAGTTTGCCTAAATTAAAAGTCTAAAGATAAAAATAATATTTATTTATAATGAATTCTACATACCAATTAGGTTATAGTTTTTTTTTAAATACGCTTGTTTCATTGGGTAACCTTATTAATAGTGGAACTAAAAAGTTTATAATATTTGGAGGGGGTATTATCAAAAAAGGGTTTCAATGTTGTGGGCGGCATAGGATTATTACAGATAAGAATACCGGCGATGAATATTTAGAGAGGTATTATTTATTTTTAAAGGATAGAAAAGATTTCCCTTTCAATATTTTTGTTCATAAATTTTTGAAATCTGATCCCGATGATTTACACGATCATCCCTGGTCATATTTTACATGTATATTACGGGGTGGATACATGGAACATACCCCTTCTGGTAAATTTTGGAGAAAACCATTCACGTGTAGATGTGGAAAACCCGAAGATTTACACCGTATAGAATTGGATCCAAGTGTGGGGGATTGTTGGACACTATTTATCCCAGGTCAAAAGAAAAGGGCTTGGGGATTTATGACAGATAAAGGTTGGATTCCAAACAAAGAATACACCAATAAGGCCGATTAAGATAAATCGTATTACTTTTTATTTTTATTAGTTAACATTAATATCCCCACACCAAAAAAAGAGCTAAAATATGTAAAAATTTTAGTTTTATTAACCATTGTATATATGATTATATATAACTTTTAAACTTAAAGTATAGGTATCGGTTAGTGATATAAATATTTTATAATCTATATGTATTTTGAAGATAGGAGACCCGCGGCAATATGGATCCATACCTCGTAACTGCTAAAATTCTATAAACTATTATGAATTAAATAATAAATTTGATATAAAGTTAATAATTTTATATCACGTATAAATGACATTCAATTCAATAAAAGACTGTTTTAATGCTTTTTTAGAGTTAAAGAATAAGTCTGAGCATATGAAATATGTATATCATGGATCTTTATATAAATTTGATATTGCTAAACCACATAGTACATCAAGAGGTTCTATTAAAAATGGTAAACAGGCGATTAACTATGAAGGCATCTCTTTACATGCTACACCTCATAAATGGATTGCCCTGTCTTATATATGGTCCAAAGGAATATCTTATATAAAAAATGGGAAATCGAAACACTTTAATGTTGGCGTATCATTATTTAATAATGATAAAGAAATAGATATTTGGGGGGTAAAATCATTAGAATATTCATTAGAAAAAATATATGGGGGTGGTGGATATATATATACATTTAATGCTAAATATTTTAAACATATAAAAGGTCTTGGACCACTTGAAGTTTTATCATATACGGAGCAAACACCAAATAAAATTGAATTTATTAAAGACCCGGTTAAAGAAATGAAAAAATTGGGAGTGAAATTTAAATTTATAACTAATAATAATTGATTAAAATAAAACTTATATCAAACCTTTTAGAAAAGTATTATAGGACATGGTATCAGTTATGTAAACTCGTTGATTATTTTAATAATAATCTTAAAATTTAAAATAATTATTTATATTAGTTAACTATGTCTGAAAACGAACCTATGTATTGTTCCCCATCAACAGAAGGTAACAAAGGATCATGCTTCCGCCGAACATCCTTACTAAAAATAGCAAGAGCTTGGAATAAAACTAATCCTGGTGATAAAATATCCTTAAAATTAGGCGATATAGAGTTATGGTATGGGATTAAAAAACGAATGATGAGATTTACGCCGGGATGCGACGAAGATTATTGTTTATTAAAGAATAAAACCGTGATAAACCTAAATGATAAAGATATTAATCAAAATACTTTCCGACCAGAGGCTCCAGAGGGACCCGAAGACGCTTGGTTGTCAACATTGGATATACAGGCTGTAATGGAACAATACGAGCAAAAATATTCGGATTTTAAATTTATAGGACCTGTGCCTATTGACTTTGATAATGACATATTTCCAGGAATGTGTGTATCGGATGAATTGTGTAAAATTAATTTAAAAAAATTATATAAACAGGGTGTGCGAAAATTAGGAATCGTTTTTAACTTGGACCCACATTATCGCGGCGGGTCACATTGGGTTTGTTTGTATATGGATTTTAAAACTGGGGGGATATATTATTTCGATAGCGTAGGGTCCTTACCGCCTCAACAAATAAAAAAATTAATGAACTTGTTAAAAAACCAGGGGAATGATTTAATTTTAAATGGGGGGATAAAACTTGAAAATATTGATGATACGCATACCCAGGAATTTAAATATATTATGGGGGATAAAAGAAATCAAATGATTTTACAAACGGGGGGGAATATGTCACCACTATTGGATAACATCGTTGTATTGAAAGGTAATGTTTTAAACCGAGTTACAGAAGTTGACGACGATCGTATATTACTATTAAACAAGGTGTTAAAAAAACAGGCGGGTGGGGGTGTTTTTAAATCAAAGTGTTTTAAGCAGTTTTATAATAAAGAGCAATTTCAATATAAGGATTCCGAATGTGGTGTCTACACAATTCATTTTTTAGAAGAATTTTTAAAAGGTAAGAAATTTAATGAAATTGTAACCGCGAAACATACCGACGCCCAAATGTTCCAATTGCGAAAAAAATATTTTAGAAAAAATTAAATTGCTTAAAGTTATTTTAATTAAAAATTCTATGAGTAATTATTATCAAGTATTAGAATTAGATAATAGATCATCTATAGTAGAAATTAAAAAAGCGTATAGGAAATTAGCTTTAAAGTATCATCCTGATAAAAATAATGGTAGTTCAGAGCAATTTATTAAAATTTCTGAAGCGTATCAGATTTTATCGGACCCAATACAAAAGGAAAAATATGATAAAGATATCAACGTAACTATTGACTTTAAAGACGCTTTTGAGTTATTTAATCAAATGTTTTCTACTTTAGACCCGATTATAGGGGATTATCTTAAATCAACATTCAACCAATTTAAGGATAATATATTAGATGAGAATTCTACAGCAGGTGATATTCTAAGTGCATTTACCAGTGAAGATTTTATAGATAAAACGACTAACACCTTAAATAAATATATTAAGAAGAGAACTATATCTGGTATTACGGATTTTCATTTACATGAGATTAATGTAAATGATTTAATTCAAGATGAAGAATATATAATTGATATCAATATAGATTTTATGAGGCGTTATTCTTTTATTAAAATCATTATAAACAATGGGGTTAAAAAAAAAACATACCTTTTAGATTTAATATATACCGATTTTACTATAGAATTCAACGAAATTTCGTACGATGTAATTATTTACAATAATTTCCCCGAAAACCTATATAGAAAGCATAACAGTTACGACCTTGAATTGTCGTTAAATGTTCATATAAGTAATTATGTTAAAGGTTTTAATTACACAGATAGTATTGGTGATAATTACCTAATAAATACTAATATAATATTAGCTTCAACAAATATAGTTAAATTAAATAATAAGGGTTTATATAACTACCATAAGAAGTCTTTCGGCGATTTATATATTATAGTTATACCCGATAAAACATCCGCATTAATGCCTGAAATCCAAGAAGGGGTCGCAACAGTTAATTCATACAATATAATTAATATTTAATTAATACTTAAAATAATCTCTTATTATTTTAATTATAATTATCTCATTTATATGGGTATTAAAAATTTAAATAATCTAATTGCCGAATTCACAAATATAGATCCCTGTAATAAAACAGAATTATCTAATTTTAGAAACAAAACATTTGCCATTGATGCTAATTTATTTATTTATAAATTTTTGTATTCTAATGGGAATCATATAAACGGTTTATTTTTTATGATTAATAAACTTAGTAAATTTAAAATAAACCCTGTTTTTATTTTTGATGGGCGCCCTCCAGAAGAAAAAAAACATACTTTAGATAACCGAAAAAAACTCAAAAAAAAAATTCACACACAAGTTCTTACTTTAAAGTCCAATTTATTATTAACCGACGATACCGCAAAAATTACAGAGGTAAAAAATAAAATTGCCAATCTGGAAAAAAGATTAGTTTATGTGGATAATAATGTGATCCAGAGTTCTAAAAAATTACTAAATTTAATGAATATATTATACATTGACGCGCCTTCTGAGGCTGAACAATTATGTTCTATATTGTCGCGTTTAAATATTGTGGATGGTGTTATCAGTGATGATACAGATACTTTGGCATGTGGGTCTAAAATTATTTTGCGTAATTTTAATAATAAACAAGATTATGTATCATATTATAATTTTACTGAAATTTTATATGAATTGGGATTAAATTACGATTCATTTCTTGATTTATGTATATTATTAGGAACTGACTATAATAGTAAAATAAAAAACATGAATTATAAAAGTGCGTATAAATTAATAAAAACCCATAAAAATATAGATAGTATCAGCGAAAATACCAATTATAATATATATTATGACTACAATAATATCCGCGGTATCTTTAAAAATTGTGATATAGAAGAAAACATAATACAAAATATAAAAAAAAGCAAGGAAACAGTATTTACATCATGCGATTTAATTAAAGTAGTTCAGTTTTTAGAAGAGGCGTCATCAATAACAAAAAAAACATTTCTATTTCGCCTGAATAAGATGTATAAAAAAAATCGAATTACCACACCTAATAAATATAGTTGCTTTGACAGCACCTATAAAATAAATACTTCTTGTCTCACTAAATAAACGATTATAGTTCGCGGATAAAATTTGAATATAAACATAATTATATATTTCTATAATAATGTATGCTGTTTCGTATTCTATACTTAATTATTAGTATTTTTAATTTTTTTTTAGGTATATTTCTCAGACTTATATTTAAAACCTCTGGAATTACTTCTGCTATTTCTCTTAAAAACAATAGGGGGCAATTGACAATAAGAGATATACGCCATAATAATAATTTTATTGATAAACTATCAGTGGTTTTTAATAGGAGTTGCTTCCCTAGTATATCAGTTAATTATTTAGAATATAGATTTAAAAATCTATGTAGCTCACCTAAATCGGATGTAAAATTTAAACTTTGGAGGAATGATACAAAACTTATTAATAGTTTTAATAACTTTAATAAATTGAGTAATGACTTGCTAGTATTTAATTTATTTATACGTTCTTTAAGAATATATTATTCAGATGATTTACGAATTGATATGTTTGGTTTAAACGTGTTCAAGTTATCTAAAAGCGACCAATATATAAGGTTAAAAATAAAAAATATAAAAATATATTACTTAGATTCATTTATAGGACGGGTATGTAATTTAAAAATTACTTTTCGTCCAGGGAAAACAATATATTGCGACGAAATAAGTATTTTATTTAATAGGGTTTTACTTAATAATAATTTTTTAGATGTTGTGGGTAAGTTATATAACTTTGTTAATTCGGATGAATGTGATAATATACCAAAAATAATGATTAAAACGATAAAGGCGAATATATATTTACATAATTATATAGCTATTAAATTAAATAACTTTATTTTTGAGGAGTCTCTTTTACATTTGGCCAAAATTAAAATTAAAATTTGGAAAAAAGATAGTATATGGGTTGATAATTTTAAAATAAATATTTTAGATACTTATCGGAAACCAATAATTGAAAATATCAGAATTAGACTTTTTGATAGCACATCTGATAAATTATATAAAACTTTAATTATTTTAAGAAAGAAATTTATCTCAGTTACAAAAAAACCTATTAAATATATATATCCCAAGAAAGAATTTATAATTAATCATAATTATATTAAAACTTTAAATAACCCCCCGGTGACGCCCTCAAATGTAACTGTAAATATGATCATAGATGAATATTTAGCGATAATAAATAATTTCGCGATAAATTATAAATTATTAATTCTAAATTTAGTTATAAAATTATCTTATGAGGATGGTGAAATCTATGCTGAAAATCTGGAGTATACCATAAACGAAGAGTATAATATTTTATCTATAAATAGTTGGAAATTCTACAATAAAGATACGGTTTTTATAAAAAAACACGTTGATGATAGTTCCGAATTTTATATAAAATTTAATAAAACTACTACACATATCGTCCCATATAAAATGTATATTTATTTTGACTTGGTTTATTTTGAAAATATGTGCCGAATCTTAAAGAAAACTATAGAGCGACTTAATAATTTATTTTATTCAAGTTATTATATTTATAATAAGGGTTATGTTTACGAGCA